CTTTAAAATAACTTCATCGCCAAACAGCGTTTTGTTTTGCAAATCGGTCGCCATCTTTTGCAGCTCCTGCGAAGTAAAACCGACCTGCCCGGCCGTCGATTTTAAACCAGCTTCGACCTGTGCAATCGCTTTATTTTGTTCGCGGAATGCCTGCACGCTGGTCGCGCCCATAATGGCAAGCGGCGCGGTAATGCCTACCGTAAGGTTGCGCCCAAGGTTTTGAATTTCGCGCGTGTTCTTCGCTATGGTTTTGCGAGCGTCGCCAAGGTTTTTATTTAGCTGCGAAGTATCCGCGCCAACTCGTAAAATTAAATCGCCTAGTTTCGCCATGTCATTGTGCTAATGAACGCAAGATACTAAACCCGTCGGCGGCCTTTTCTTTCTTTTCCCAAGGGAACGTAGCAAGGTCTTTTGGTGTGATCCGTTTCTTTACGTGTGGATTTACTACGATGGCAGCCAGCCAGCGCGTGCGCTCCCATTCCGCTTTTTCGCGTTCTTCGATTTGTTTGTAGTGGCCGCGCATGGCGTTACCAAATTCCGAGAACGTCAAGTCATAAAGCAAAACGGGGCTAAGTCGCAATTGACCCAGCCCCATTTCTTCAATTTCGTCCCAACTCAACGGCTTGCTTTGGCCCTCGTTTTTTTTTGAGTGCCCATGCAGTCGGCAACGGTTTTGCTAAGTGCAGGCAAATCGGCGATTTCAATCAGTCCGAGAAAGTCGTCAACGTCCATTTCGAACGCCATGCCTTGCGCCTTGCAACCTTCCTGAACGAAGTAATATACCAGCTCAGGAATCAACGTTACGTCGTTGCTGTCAACCTCGGCAACCTTTTTGCCGGTGTTGTCTTCAAAGCGTTTCCAAGCTCGCATGGTAGCGCGAACTGGAAACGTCTTGCCGTCAAGTTTTATTTCAATCATGCAGCAAAGTTATCACGTAATCACTTCGCGAACAACTGTGCCTGTAACTTCGATTGTCATTGAAAAACCAACGTTGTCTTCGACGCCTGCCGTTTGTTCGAGGCTGGTAATGTATCCAGCAACATCGAACTGCTCGTCGCCTGCGTTAGCCGCTGCAGTCGAACCGGTGTTCGTAAAGATTACGTACAACAACTCGCCGGCGATTTGGTGGTCTACCAAAGCGTTAAAACCAACATTCGGGGCATCCTCAGCAAACAAACCGGAAAGGCTCAGGCTTGCCGACTTTAGGCCGGGCAAAAGCTCGCGCCAACCGCCGCTGGTTTTTGTGGTGATGTCGCGCATGTCGGTGGACATGCTGATACTGCATTCTGTTACGTGGTCAACTACTACTTCGCTGTCGTCCGTCGTGCCCAAAAAGACGCGAATGGATGAGCTGTTAATGATGCCTGTTGTTTGGGCCATTATTTCTTATTTTTTTTTGGTTCTGTCTTTTCGGGCTTGTCCAAGTATCCGCCTTTCTTAAGCTTTGCCGCGAATTTGTTGGATACATCTACAACCGTACCGGCGGGCCATTTCCAGCCGTCCTTGTTGTAGGGTTTTTGAATCGTTACCTTCATGGGTGCAATTTACTCAATTTAAATTTCGTCAATTTCGAACCAACCGTTTTGCACCATGTAGTCATGATCCCGCACCGTCGTCGTGCTGGGTATGATGTGTTCAAACGGAAAGCTGTGATTGGTCTGCACGTATGCGCTTAACTCAAACCGCTCGTCGTTGGTCAGCTCAGGAAAGCAAGCCACCAGCTTTTCAAGGGTTGCCGCTTCGTGAACGTGGATGAGGTAATCCGTATCCACCTGCAAAGCGTTTTGGATTCCGTCGGGGTGGACTACGATTCCAAAGACGGTTGAAGCCGCTTCGCCTTCTGCCTGAATGAGAACGGGCCGCGAGATGTTGTAGAGTTCTCGCGTGATTTGCTTTGCCCGTGCTTCGCTTGTCTGCGTGGCGGTTGGAAGTACGATTATATATCCGTTCATCAGTAGATGTTGTAGAAGGTGTTTATGTTGTCCTCGATGTTCGTGCGGTTGCTGGATTGGTCAGAATTCCAAGCAATAATTTCTTGAAATTTTCCGTCAAAATTGAATATAAACGAATATGCGGAGCTAATAGAATTGGCTGAGCCTGACGCATAACCCGTAGCCGTACCCGTCATTAAAGTACTGTTTAGATATGCGTTGTGCGCTCTTGCTCCCGCCGTTAAATCATAACTGTGAGAAATTAAGTTTTGATTTTGAGTCATTACGGCACTACTGCTTTGAGAGGTTGGGCTATCTGCCGAGTTATAATCTTTCGCCACAATTTCGTTTGTACTGCCTTGAATGGTAAGAGAAGCGACATTGTCATATGTGCCGCTTGGTTTATACATGAAATCATAAGGTTGCCTAACGTTTGTAGCGGCTCCTTTGGATAAAACTGTAGTAATGTATTTTTTTGGATTTGCAGAAACGGCATCCAAAAATTGAGGTGGTATTAACTTGTCATCTGTTCCATCGAACTGCACCGCAGGCTTTCCGTTCTCCGTCACCACGCCCGTCGTCCCGTCGTAAATCTTCGGCATTTCCGCCGTAGTCGTTTGCGTCGCCGTGTTGCTGTTTCCTGACTGGTCGTACCACTTTGACACGAACCCGTCGTTACTTCCGCAATGCGCAGCAAGTGCAACCGTATCCAACTCGCCGAAGACGTTGAACCCGATGTCCGCATAACTCGATCCGTTGTAAACTTCTACCGCTGAACCAACATAGCTAGAGTCCAAAAGCCGCAAGGAATAAGCAGCCGCCGCCCCTGAGTACGTGTCGAGCAGTGGCGTGTTTTGGGTGAAATAGTCGCCGATGTTGGATTCGATGTCTGAGCGGTCGGTGGATTTGTTCGAAGCGTACAAAAGAACTTCCTGCATCAAACCATTCATATAGTTATTTGCAGAGGTCAAAAACTTACCTACATACAAATTACCGCTGATGCCTGTGGTGTTTGCGTTACCGCTGACAACGCTTGTACCGTTTGCAAAAATCTCTGAACTCGCACCGTTAAACAAGCTGAAGCGCAGATATTGATTATCCTGCACATAGTCCACGCTTGCGCCGCTTGTTAGCGTCGTCCCCGCATTAATCGCAAAACCTCCGTCATTTCGATAAAAATCAATAAAGTTATTGCTATCGGTCGTGTTCAAAATGCCTCCACTAAACGCGGTCGCTTGTGGTGTTGTTGTGCTTATGACTGTAACAGGTTGCGTGCTAGTGGTTACTGCACCACTTTCAAAAAAGTCATCCGTGCCGTCAAAGTCCACCGCCACCTTGCCGTTCTCTTTCACCAACGCGCCACCCGAGTAAATCGTCGGCTCATTCGTAGAGGCTGCCGCCGTCGCATCGTTCCCGTTTCCGCTTTGGTCTTTCCACGTTACCACGGTACACGTCGTCCCCGTGCAAAACGTTTCTATCGCGCTCTCGTCGATGTTGCCTGAACCGTCGAAGCCTATGGTAGTCGTCGTCGAATCCGATGCCCTGCGAATGACCATGCAATCCGTTACGTTGCCGTTCAGCCTTCGCGTTGAGTACGCCGCTTCCGCCCCGCTTCCGTAGCTCTCATTCAGCAATCCCGTGAACGCGGGCGCTTGCGCTACCTCCTCCCACGTCATTTTGAGGCTAATCGGTACAGTACCGCCCGTGCGCTCCTTCAGGTAAGCAAGTAAAGCCGCCTTCGCGTTGTTGAACGTCGTATTGTCGGCGATGGCTGTAAACTGCGTCCAATCGGCTGACGTGTCGGGGTCTGCCTGCGCCTTCTCAGCGTAATACAACTTTCGCCGAATATCGTAGCCGCTGGTTGGCGTGTCGCTCGATGCCGATTCGCTTAAGCCGTCGCCGTCCGCCTGCGCTGTATAGTACAGCTCGACCGTTTCCGTAGCGCCTGAACGTAGCGCAGCCGCTTCTGTATCGTACCGCTGATGGTATTGAACATCCACGGCAATATCTGCCCATTCTACGTCGTAATCCGTCCCCGTGCTTTTTACGAGGGCTTGCCCCGTAGTGCCTCCTGCAATTAGCCCAACCTTAGCTGTGTTGGTTGTTAGGTTGGTGCGCTCTGCGTCGGTAATAATCGCACCGCTGCCCGCGCTCGTTACATCGTTCAAATTAGTGACGCTGGTGGGTATGTCCTCCGCTAGACCAAGAACGCCGCTTTTACTTGGTAGTACAATTGCCGTGTCTTGCGTGGTGCCTGAGCTGGGGCGTATCCACTGGGTATATATCCCGTCCTCCAATTTGAAGTAAGTCCCAAACTTTACAAGTAGGTCAGCTACATTGGCCGTACTCGAACCGTCTAAATGCAGCGCAGTAAACGCTGTGTCACCATTCGCGTCAGTCGCTACAACAAACTCAATATTACCAGGTGACGTTTCTGTCAACACGACTTTTGTAATGCCTGTCTGTACGGTTGCCTTTGTTTGTTCTAATTTTAACTCGCTCTCCGTGCCTGCTCCGTTTTTGACCGTTGTCACTAAGCCTTGTTTAAACTCATCGAAGAGAGCAGTTGTGCGGCTGTCTTTTACCCATTCTTCTAAGGCGTTATCCCACATAATACTTTGACCCCCCAAAGGGTTGTCTACGTTAACATCATCTAAGTCGCCAAGCGTTTCCGCGCCGCCTGCGTCGTCTGCCGCTTCCCAGTTGCCCGTCGTGCTGTTGTACGCAATCAGCTGGCCGTTTGTGACGCCGCTCACATCTACGTCGGAAAGGTCGCCAAGCTCGGCACCCGTTACTGGTGTGCCTAACGCAATCTCAATGTCGTCGCGCTTGATGCGAAAGGTGAACTTGAGCACCTGACTGTAGCGGCGTGGATCGTATTCAATCTCCACGTCTACGTCATTGAACTGCACGCTTTCTACGTTGACGCCGTTGTACGTTCCACTCACGCGATCCAGTGCAGCACGGACCGCAACACCCAAATCTGCAGCTTCGTTGTAGCTGTCGGCATAGCACAGAAATTCAAACCGCACCTCATCGAGCTTGGACGGTCCGTCGTGCGTATCCTCTGGCGCTACGCTCTGCAGCTGGTAAATCACGAAAGGCGTGACCGCTTCCTGCTCTGCAATCTCTGGAAAGATGCG